TCAATGCGAAGTAAGTTTTGGTACAGGAGAGGTTTTATCACAAGGTGATCAAACAAATGCAAACAACAATGTGATTGGATTACTTACATTGAATATCTTTACAGAACAAGGAATTGGCTCTGGTGGAAATTTTACTATTTGCAAACGACTAAGAGACTTATACAATAGGATTACAGTATCAGATGTTATTTTTGATGCAGTAGTTGGACCAGAAATCCTTTCACAACCACCTGAAGGTAAATTTGTAACTCAGTTGCGAATAACCTTTGAAACATTTGAATCACTTTAATTATGGCAAAACTTGAAATTACTGAAGAAATGCTTGATGCTATTGAGCATATAAAAGGAAGAAGGGATGCTGCATATTGGGATCCTGAGTGTAGAAGATATTATGAGAGTCAACAAAATTGTAAAATAGATGTAAAAAAGTCAGAAAAAGGTTAAACTAATTATAAATATTTCTTTTTATTGTCATGGCAACAGCACTTAAAGGAGACGTAGGTAAGATTATGTTTCACAATGCAGCAGGTACGGAAGCTGATGTTGGAGCAACAAGATCATGGTCTATGTCTATCAGTAAAGACACACATGAAACTACAAAACAGGGTGACACATCAAAAACATTTATTGGCGGTCTAATTTCTGGAGAAGGTTCAGTTGAACTGTTATATAACCCAAATGAAACTGGTGCAGCTTACACAAGTTTTATTGATGATGTCTTAACTACTGGTGATCAAGCTGATGCTTTGTTTGAACTCTTCCCTGATTCAAATACATCCGCAAAGAAAATAAGTTTTTCTGGAATTATTACTGGTGCAGAATATGGGGCAAGTTTAGGGGAAGTTCAAATGATAACAGTGAACTTTATAACATCAGGTGCCATTACTTCAGCAATATAGTACATTAGGGTAATCCAATAAATTTTTTATGACAACAAAAAGAACCGTTGACATCATCACTGAGGCTTTCAGTGATGTTATGTCTGCAAGACGTAAATATGAACTTGAAACACCAACAGGACAGAAAATAGATATTTATTTTCCACCCCTTACTAGATACGACAGACAAAAAGCACAAAGTGTGTCTGGTACTGATGATGCACTTATGGTTTCTACACAATTACTTTGCCAAATGGCAGAGAAAGAAGATGGGTCAAAAATGTTTGCTTTGGCAGATGCACCTGATCTACAAAGAATGTTGCCAGAAAAAGTTTTAAATGATTTAGAGTTATTTCTTTTTGAAGTAAAGCTAGATGTTGATACAGCAAAAAAAGGTTAAGGAGGAATAACTGGTTATCTTTTGAGTTGTTTCTCTGTACAGAATTAGGCAAGACTTTAAAACAATTAAGAAAAGAAATTACTGAAGAAGAATTAATATATTGGGCAGCTTATTATGAAAATAAACACGAAAACGAAAAAAGGGCGATGCAAAGAGCAAAAAACAGGTAATATATAAGAAATAGATTTTTTATATAATTAAGTGGCTGAAAGCATTGTCAGATTAAGAGTCGAAACCAGAAATGCGGTTAGCTCATTAAATAACGCATCAGTAGCAACAAGTAAATTATCATTGGCGGCAAAAGGTGCAACAGGTTCCTTAACTGCTGCATCTGGTGCTGCAACTGGTTTAGGTGCTACATTAAAAGCAACTTTAGGACCTTTGATTGCTGTAGGTTCAGCAGTTACCTTATTGGGTAGATCATTAAGTGTATTTTCAGACAGGGAAAGGGATGCAGCAATTCTTTTACAAGGTTTACAAAATTTAGGTCAAGGTACACATACTTTAAATGAGTTAATAGAGTCTGCAGATAGATTGGGAAATGCAACTTTATTCAGTCAAGATGAATTTACAAGAGGGTTTGCTTTATTAACAAGTTTTAGAAAAATAGGAGTTGATGCTTACGAAAGAGTTGCTGAAGAGGCTGCCAACATAGCGCAGATAAACCAAGTGGATGTAAATACTTCCTTTATGCAATTAGCAAAAGCATTACAAGACCCTGAAAGAAATTTATCAAATTTAAATCGTTCTGGTATTGCCTTTAGTAAACAACAGACAGAAGTAATTAAGAATTTGATGAAAACAAATAAAGTTGCTGAAGCTCATGCAATGATTTTAGATATAGTTAAGGAATCATATGAGGAAACAGCACTTGCTGCATCAGAAGGATTTGCTGGTAATGTTGATTTATTAAAGGAAGAATTTGCAGACTTTGCTGAAACATTAGGAAGTGCACTTATCCCTGTCTTAGATCCAACAGTAAAATTATTAACAAAATTACTAACTTTTCTTAGTTCAGAAGGTGGTCAAGCTACTGCAATTATTGCTGGAATTATTTTAGCTGCTAAAGGTTTAACTGTTGTATTACCTCTTTTATCAACGCAATTCATTCAAATAAAGACTGCAGCATTAATTGCAACAGGTCAATTAGTTAACACAAATGCAACACTGCAGGCAACATCTGTTGGATTTGCTAATGCTACTGCTGCTGCTACTGCGTTTAAAGGTGCGTTGGCAAAAACAGGAATAGGTTTAGTTGTTATTGCTCTCGGAACATTTATCACAAGATTATTGCAAGCAAATGCTGCCCAGAAAGAATTTAATAATTTACTTGAACAAGGTACTGCAGCACAATTCAATGAAGAAATTGAGGAACGTAGAAGAAAAATAGAAAAACTAGAAGAAAAAATTGCAAGTGCTAATAAAGTTTTAGATTTCTTTAGTGGGCTTGTTGGCTTGCACAGCTTTGGAATAACTAAAGGTATAACTGATTTTAGACTTGAGGTAGCAGAATTAAAAAATGAAATAAAAGGCCTTCAAGAAGGTATGCCTGAGGCTGAAGCAAGAGATTTGGCAAGAGCATTTAAAAACCAAAGACAAAATCTTATAGCATCAAATACAGAATTAGAAAAACAACTAATAATAGAGGCTGAGGCAACTGATTTAGCACAAATTAGAAAAGAAAGTGAATTAAATATCCAAAAAATTATTGAAGAGCATGGTGTTGTAAGAGGTCAAGAACTAATTTTATTAGAACATCAGAACCTAGAATTAAAAGAACAAAAACTTGAACAAGATAAAATTACTGCAGCAGCAGAGCAAACTAAACGTGTTATGGAAGAACTTGGAAAATCCATAGCAACTGGTATATCAGATGCACTTGTTGATGTGCTAATGCAAGCAAAATCAATATCAGATGTTGTAAATGCTTTGCTAAATGATATGGCAAGACAGTTCTTAAGGCTTGGTATTAATACAGCATTAAAGGCCTCTTTTGGAGGTATTTTTGATGCTTTGCCAAGTTTTGCAGAAGGTGGTAGACCACCTATAGGCAAAATGTCTTTAGTAGGAGAGAAAGGACCAGAATTATTTATACCAGATACTGCTGGTACAATAATTCCTAATAACCAACTTGGAAGTGGTGGTGGTGGTAATGTAGTTGTTAATGTAGCTGTAGATGCTACAGGTAGTTCTGTAGAAGGAGAAGAAGAGGAAGGAAGGCAATTAGGTAGGTTAATTGCAGCAGCAGTACAATCTGAAATAGTACAACAAAAACGACCCGGAGGCTTATTAGCATAATGGCAACATTTCCTTCAATAACACCTACTTATGGCACAAGTAAAAAAAGTGCTCCTGTATCAAGAACTGTTCGTTTTGCAGATGGGTATGAACATAGAATTGTTTTTGGGTTAGCTGAAAACCAAAACCCTAAAATTTATAATCTTACATTTGATTGTTCTGAAACTGATGCAGATACTATTGAAACATTTTTGGATGCTCGTGCGAATGACCAAGCAAGTTTTGATTTTACTCCCCCAGAAGAAGGGTCAGCCAAGAAATTTGTATGTGATAAATGGACTAAAAATATTTATTATAACGATAGAGCAACAATTTCAGCTACATTTCGAGAAGTGTTTGAACCATGAGTACAGCACCAATTATTACGGATTTACAAAAAGCAAATCCATCTGCAATTATTGAATTATTTACCCTTACAACTGTGGCTTCTTTGCATGGTTCTGCTCAGACCTATAGATT